ATTGCTTCTGTAAGTAATACGTTAGGAATAAGAGCATCACCAATATCTAGGAATTCTCCCTCTATCTCTTGGACATATTCATCTTTTGTTAGTTTCTTCATCTCTTCTAGGAATGTAGGATCTTCTTGTACCAGTGGATTCTGTGTAGATCTTACGTGAAACTCTAGGTACATACCCTCAGGATTCTTTGGTTTGGAACCAATACAAGCTTCGTAGAAATACCCTGACTTGCTGAATGGTGTTGATGTTAGCCATACCCTAGCATGAGTAGCCATACCAGATGGAAGAAATGCCTTTAATATATTAGTCTTAATGAAAGAACACTCGTCAGCTATTATTACGTGAGGCGAATAGCCTCTGAGAGAGACTCCTGTTTCACCTGTAGCCCTAGTGATAATCTTGCTTATACCATTATTATCTAGGAATTTAACCCATAGTTCTGACTGTGTGTTTCTTACAATATATCCCTTTAGAAACTCATTATTGATTACTAGACTTCTAATCCTGTCAAACATGATTGTTGCCTGATTTTGTGTAGGTGCTGCTATCACTATGGTACATTCCTTCTTTACTGTCTTTAGCATTAGTGGAGCAAAGAATGCAAAATGTATAGCCTTTACAGCAGTTGATGTGGTCTTACCTACCTGCCTTCCAGAACGATATACAATAAACCTTTCCTGACAATCTACATATTTTTTATTATAATCAAACAAATCATGGTCAAGAAACATCTTACTAAACAGGCTTGGTTTAGAAGCACAGTCAGCTATTGTTTGTACGAAGTTTTGCCTTTCTTCTAATACTTGTTTATCTGGTCTAGCCATGACACTTACACTTACACTCCATCATTTCTGCGATAACCTCATCAGTACAATGTCCACATAAAAAGCAGCAAAAGTTTTTAGGTATTATTGGTCACCACTTCCATAGTATTTTTTGTTAGACCAATCCCATTTACCTGTTCCAGTTCTTCTAGGTTTACTTTTTCTCCATTCTGAAAACCAATACCCTACACTGATTCCACCTAGTAAATAACATCCATTCAAAAACCAATGAAATAGTTCTACCTCCATCAGTCTCCACTTTTCCTTGCTTTTATCTGCCTGAATATATTTGATATGTCTCCTGTCTTATCAAATTCTGTTCTTTCTGTCACAACTATCTTGCTGTTGAGGTCATTAATAGACTTTACAATACTCAGTAATGTGTTGATTTCTGATTTTGTATTTCTGTCAGGTATGTTTCCATCCATCTTAGACTGTGTCAAAGCCATTAGAACGTTTTCAAATGACAGTTTAGCTAGCATATCTATCATAGCCTTCAAGTCTTCTGGATTTCTTGTATCTAAAGTATTAATGAATTTAACAAAATCTTCCCTGATGGCACACACTGCACCCTTTTCATACTTTGGGCACTTACCATTTCCACCATCATCAATAGACCTGTATACACATTGGTCACATAACGCTGGTATATTTGCAGTTTTTAGATGCTTAACCGAGTTAAATGGTGATATCGTCTTTCTCTTATCGATAGAAACTCTACCTTCAATAGGCTCTATCTTGAACAAATCGTCTTTAGCCATAGTAACAATTAGAAAATCAAATATTAAAGTTTTCCTCATACATATTTAAAGCCTTACACATAGGCATAAAGAGTAATGCCATAGGCACTTTAAGCAATGTGAAGTACTCTGCATCTATTACTTTATTAATATCTATGCCTAATTTCTCCATATTTTCCTTGTAAACGTCACATGAGTGTCTTAACATTGGTGTCATACCCCTGCCCTTTTGACCAAAATACATGGAGTAAGTGGTATTAGCATTCCACACTTCTGTCTTTTTACTCATGGCAGCAGAAACCCAGCCACTTGTATCAATACTATGGAACTTTCTATCCTGAATAAATTTACCTTTGGCAAGACCATGAAGTTTTAGATTTGCAGGCAGCTTTCTTATCTGGTCTTCTGTCTCAAACTTACCTTTTATCTCTCCCAGACATACATATGAACCTGTCTTTGGTCTTATCCTGCTTATATGATGCAGGTAGTTTCCCTGTAATACAGGAAGTGTCCAATCTATACCTTCCTTTTTCTCCTTTTCCCAGTGCTTTATAGTCTCTTCCATGTTATAATATACATCAAACTGTGTGGCATAATCATAGTATTCCTTCTTGGCTTTTAGCCAGTCATGATATTTATCCTCTTTTACTCCTATCCCAGCGACAACCATGATTGAGTCAAAGTTACCGTGAAATTTCTTTATATTGGCATACGAATACTTGTAAGATAAAAGGACGTTTTTAACTCCACAAGCCTTAAGAGTCTCAAGATGAGCCTTATTGTTTGCATTAAAGTAAATCTTCGTCATCGTCTTCTATAACCCAACGAAGTGCTCGTAGCATACCACGAAGTTCTTTGTCGTCTACATTAGCAAATCTAGCAGGAACTCCATATTCTACAGGGTCTATAGGCTCGTGTGCCAGTGCTTCATGAAAGTAAAGAACTAGGTCTCTTATGTGATCTTCAGCCTTCAATCTTATCACTCTCATCTGTAAAGCATTTGGTAGCAAATGGACAGAAAGTATCACACATATAACAAAACGTTCTTTCTGGTAGTATCTTCTGTGTATATGATTCCTTAATAATCTTAGCTTTTTCTACCATATCCTGTAATGTTTTCTCTATTGCTTCTAGTTTAAATGGTAATACTGATGGTTTATCAACCTTATCTTTTGGTACATTATTAGAGATATAAACAACTGCACCAAACTTTGCGTTTATATTATAACATTTATCAAGAAGAACTCTATATCTATTAATCTGGTCTTTATGACTATCGCTTGGTTTTGAGTTATATTTCGAAAAATAATCAATAGATCCTGTTGTCTTTTTATCACAAATAATCCACTCATCTTCTATCTTAATCAAGTCATCTATTGAGCCATATATTATATCTAAGTGTCGTGGGTCATCTGGTTTCATTGCCTGTGCTTCTTCAATGCTTACTGGTTCATCCTTCACATAATCATAACCAAGAAACATTTCATTATAATTTAAATCACTTAATACTGTTATCTTGTGGACTGCCTGACCATAGAACAGACTCCTTATGCTATCTGCACTTGATGACTGTTTAGTAAACTTACCATACATTACATTTCTTAAACACGGTTTGATCAAATCTGATACATGAATGGTACCTAATCTCTCCGTCTCAAGAGCCTTCATTTGTGCCTTTCTCCAAGCGAAATACACCTTACTTTTTACTTTATCTAGCGTTAACATAGAACACTATAGATTAATGCCTAATATAAATGTTATGTAATTACTCTTCTACCACGGCTTTTGCATTCACATTGGTCACAACCATCATCATGATAATGATTTGATTGATGATGACCACATATTTCGCAAACTCCACCTGTGGTTACAGTTATATGTGTCATTAATAACTCTCCTCTATTACGAAACTGAACGTTCGTGTCTGTTCTATTATTGTGCCACTTGAATTATAAAGTTCCACCTCTCCCTCCCATTTACCTGCGTTTGCTATGACTGTATCGTTAGCAGTTAATGCATATATTACTAGACCATTGGCTCTATTATCATATGTTATTGAGCCGTTTATTATTAATGTACCATCTGGTTTCCATACTTTCCAGTTTCCTGTTGCGTATGTGACAGTATCTGTTAATGATTTAGCACTTCCTGTAGAGTCGTTTATTGTTAATTCTAGTGTGGCTCTACTGCCAGCTTTTATTCTATATTCTATTGCTCTACCTCTTACCATTGTCATTATCGATCTGCACCTTTTATTGAGTGTCCACGTTTATAAGTTTTGATGGATTTACCTCTTCCGAACAACCTTGCAATCTTTCTGATTCTTACAAATCCTTCCCTTCTTAGTCTTCCAGTGAAGTGTGCTATATCCATAGTTTCTGTTAACATGGTGTTCAGCTTCTGCCAAACTTAGTGTTTCTGCTATAACTCTTATGAGTGTCTTTCTATAATCTAAGAGTGCTGATATACTCAAATTCTCTGATAGTGTTCTTAACCTTGCCCTGAGATTCTGTGCCACTTCTGCTATATTTGTAGACTCTGCTAAGGTTCTTATCATTGAACGTATCCTGTCATTAGTTTCTGTTACACCAACACTAACTGTTAGTATTCTTGATAATGCTCTGAACCTATAGTTGGTTTCTGTTACTCCAATATTGAATGTGAATACTCTCATCAATGCTCTTACCCTGTCATTTGTCTCTGCTATTCCTAATGATTCCTGTAACGTTCTAACAACATCTCTGAATCTACCACTAAACTGTGATATAGCAATATTCTCTGATAATATTCTTATCATTGATCTTACCCTATCATTGGTTTCAACTATTCCCATGCTGTGGCTTAATGCTCTTATCACTCCCTTTAGTTTATAATTAGTTTCTGTCATACCTACTGTAAATGCAAGTGTTCTTGCCAATGCTCTTATCCTCTCATTGGTCTCTGCTATGGATAATACTTCTTGTAATGTTCTAGCAACATCTCTTACTCTTCCACTAAACTGTGCTATAACCATGCCCTCTGCTAGTATTCTTACCATTGCTCTAATTCTATCGTTGACTTCTGTTATACCAACTGTCGCTGAAAGTGCTCTTATTACTGCTCTAATTCTATCATTTGTTTCAGTGATACCTATACTCTCACTTGCAAATCCATATCTTCCTCTTACTCTTATTACTTCAGATAATGTTCTAAATACAGTATTATTAAATACACTAGAATTGAATACATCAACAAGTTTTATATTAACTGTTTCAGCTACTAT